CTGATCCGGTTGCTAGAGCTGATAAAGAACCTGTTGCGGTGTTTAAGTTTGTTTGCACTGTTGCGGCGGCTGCTGATCCACTTAGGACTGCATTAGCTGCAGATCCGGTTGCTAAAGCTGATAAAGAGCCTGTTGCAGTGTTTAAGTTTGTTTGTACTGCTGAAGCAGATGCTGCTGCATTAGCAGCGCTTGAAGTTGCTGCATTTGCAGTACTTTGTGCTGAAGTGATAGAGCCTGTTATGCTTGTAACTGCTGCAGTAGCGGCTGCTGAACCACTTAGGACTGCATTAGCTGCTGATCCGGTTGCTAATGCTGATAAAGATCCGGTTGCAGTATTTAAATTACCCTGTACTGCTGAAGCAGATGCTGCTGCATTTGCGGCTGCTGCTGATCCACTTGCTACTGCGGCTGCAAATTGGTCTGCTGCTGATCCTGTAGCTAAGTCTAATTCAGCTTGGGATGCAAAGTCTGTAGAGTTCGTTACAGTTATACTTCCTTCAATAGCCAGGTTAGTTCCATCCCATGTTAATTTATCTCCTAAGGAGAAGTTACTACTTGAGTCTAAGTAAAACCCAGTAGAGGCGTCACTATGGGTTCCTTCACCGTTGTATAATTTATTTGATTCTAATGTAATACCTCCTATTTCTCCTGATCTAGCTACAATTTCTCCGTCTACTGTTAGCTCTGATCCATCCCAAGACATTCCGCTATTACCGCTTCCTGTTAAGTAGAACTCTCCAGATGCAGATAAGTATGCTCCCCACTGGCTAGCACTATAAAATCCTAAGTTTGTAGCATTCATAAATAATCCTTGACCTGTTGGTGTTGGATTGAATACCACTTTACCGGTTGCATCTACAGTTCTAGATAATGCTGTATTAGCAGAAGCTGTTGCTGCATTTGCAGTTTGTGCTGCTGTTGTAGCTGTTCCTGATGCTGCAGTAGCGGTTGATTGTGCATTAATGATCGAGCCTGATAGTGATGAGGATACTGCTGCTGCTGCTGCAGACCCACTAAGTACTGCTGCGGCTGCTGCATCTGTTACAGAGTCATTTGTTGCTGCGTTACCTCCTACTATATTTATTGTACCTGCTATGGTTAATCCAGTACCGTCCCATTTCAAATAGTTAGTCTCACTTCCTGTTAAGAAGAAGTTACCGTTATTAGCCATGTATGTTTGCCAAGAAGAACCTGAATAGAATCCAAGGTTTGTATCCCCAAGGTAGAGACCAGCTGAATCTGGGTTTGGAGTTCTCTGTATCTTACCAGTAGAGTCTGTAAAAGTATCTAAAGCAACAGATGCTGAGTTATCGTTAATTAATGTAGATTGATCGTAAGTTGTATCAGCAGACACTACCCATTCAGTTCCTATGTAAACGTATACTTTATTACCGTCATCACTGTCTAACCATAAATCACCTTGGTGTCTACTTTCAGTTGCTGGTGCTGATGCTTGTTTAAATATTGAATTTAATCCAGACTGTACTAACGAAAATGCTGTATTTGTTTGTGCTTGTGATGCTGATAGTTCTGTTGTTGTAGCAGAAGAGGCTGATATTGCAGTGGCTATAGAACCAGATAAAGATCCTGTAGCTGCATCAGTATGTGCTTGTGCTGCATTTTGTGCTGCAGTTGCTGCTGCAGATCCACTAAGTACTGCATTTTCTGCAGAACCTGATGCAAATGCTTCTGCGGCTGCTTGAGCGGCTGCTACGGTATCTGATGTTGCTGCGTTTCCTCCTGTAATATTAATTGAACCCTGTATGCTTAGCTGACCTCCATCCCATGCTAGGAAGTTACCATCACTCCCAGTTAGGTAGAAGTTACCATTGTTAGCCATATAAGTTCTCCATTCACTTGCTGAATAAAAACCTAATGCGGTGTCTCCTAAATATAAACCTGCTGATGATGTTGAAGGTGTACCAACTAACATACCTGTATCGCTTGTAAATATATCTAAAGCTACAGATGATGATAATGATGCGGAAGTTGAATTAATTAATACTGTTTGGTCATAAGTTCCGTCTGGTGTTGCTGCCCAAGCTGCTCCGTTCCAAACATATACTTTGTTACCGTCGTTGGAATCTATCCACATATCTCCTACAGTTCTACCAGAAGCTGATGGTGCATCGTTTTGTCTAAAAATAGCTGCTTTGCCTGATATTACATTATTTGCAGAATCTAATCCATCTTGTAGTGTTGCTGATGAAGCACTTATGGATGCAGATAATGCTGCGTTGGAAGCAGATACTCCTGTTGCTATGGAACCTGATACGGTATCAACACTTCCTGTTACGAAATCTTGTGTTGCTGCATTACCTCCTGTAATAGTTATTGAACCTTTTATCTCTAGATTACCTGTTGCTGAATCCCAAGATAGTTTATTACCTGCTGAACCTGTTAGGAAGAAGTCTCCTTGATTGTCCATGTAGGTTTTCCATTCACCGTCTTTATAGAATCCTAAGTTAGTAGACGCTAAGTAAAGTCCTTCTGAGGATGCTGTAGGAGGTCTTACAGCTCTACCTGAACTATCAGTAAATATTTTTCCATCTAAATTATCCGTTGTAGCAAGAGCTGAAGCTGAATATGCTGCGTCGGATGCTGATATTTCTCCGGCTAAGGAACTTGATAGTGAACCGGTTGCTGCGTCTAGTTCTGCTTGGGTTGCTCCTGTACCGCCTGTAATATCTATAGCACCTTTAATATTAAGTGTGCTGCCGTCCCAGTAGATGTAATTGTTACCTGTTGTAGGTGTACCTACCCTAAACTTACCGGTACCATCCATATATATACCAGTTCCAGTAGTATTGGTTATAGCGCTAGCAGAAGTACCGGCTGTTATCGTTCCACTGTTTAGAGAACTCGATATCATAAACGTTGGAGTATCCAAAGTAAATGTTTGTGTCTTTACTACTAAGTTACCGTCTGTAAAATTATCTAAAGAAATAAAGTTACTTGAACCACCAACTTTCCAAGCACCGTCTGTATACCAATAGTTATTGTTGTTAACGTATATACCGTCATTAGTTCCTGAAACATCTCTACCAATTGATATCTTTTGTCCTGTTTCCAATCCTCCTGCTACAGTTGCGACGTGAAGTATACCTGCTATTGATCCTGTTTCTGCTGTTATAGACCCTTTAAAGAATCCATTTTCAGTATAAAGTCCGAACCCCGGTTCATTATTACCGTATAGGTATCCTGATGAAAGTCCAGATAAATCTCCAAGTCTAGATCTAAGCTGTAGATCGTATACCCCTGATCCTGTTCTTTCTACGATATCCATATAAGGAGTAGAAATATCTCTAGGATTAGCATTCATCATTATGTACCCAGATGAAATATCTTCTTCCGGATTATAAACTCCTGTTGATACTATAACCTGTCCTTCATTATAAGCTACAGGTGAAGAAACTAAACCGCTTAAAAATTCTTTATCCGTATCTATTAAGAATACAGTATTACCGGATACATGTGAGTCTGCTGTAGAATCGTGATACCCTCTTATTACTGTTAATACGGTACCTGCAATGTTTGTTACTTTTAATCTCTCTGTTCCAATTTTAATAATACTCTGTAAAAGAAAACCTGAGTTAGATGCTACCTCAATTGTAGTTTCTGATGTTGTTGATATATTTGTAGTAATCGTAGTTAAGGATGCTGATACAGAAGGTGCTGCTCCTCCGTACCCTCTTTCGACATACAATTCTCCTGCTAATCCATCAGGATCTAATGAACCTGTTTCATATACTATTGAACTATCCGATGAGTATCTTTTTGAACCTGAGACGTATAGATACTCTAAACTAAATCCGGTATTACTTACAGATTTGATTTTCAATATTTCACCTTCTTTAAACCCAGAAACATTAGCTACAGAGAATGTAACTGCATTGGCTGCGTATGAGGAAGATCCGGCTATTATTGTACCTGTTTCTGATCGTAAAGGTTCTATTGTAGTTGAATTAGCAATCATCAATTGGCCACCAACAACGTTAACAGATTCTTTTTCAAATACTGTAGTACGTAAAGTACCACGTATTCTCATGTTTTCAAATTCTGCTGAACCGTTACCTAGTGTATCTATTCTCCAACCTTTTACATTTGATACAAAGTTAGATGATTCTAATCGACCACTAGAATGTATTATAAGCCCGTTTTCGGTAGAACTATACTGCTCTCCAAATCCTGCTGATGGGACTGTTCTTATTTGTGAGTCAGTAACTTCCCATCCCCCTATTTTATTCCCTTGTTGACCAAACATTGCAATGGTGTTAGCACTTCCTGTACCTAGCCCATTAAATATTTTAATCCCATATAAGTCTGAAGCTGCATCAGAGATTTCTCCTAATCTTATTATTTCTGCAGATGCTGAGTTAAATATGTTAAGTCTCTGTGTGCTTGAGTCTATATCAAAATTAGTCGTGTCTAACTTAAATGTATCGGTTTTAATATCAATACCACTGGTGCTGTCAAACCTTACGTAGTTACTTGCATCCTTAGTGAGATCGAACGTAGGAATGGTTGAATCCATCCCTATTATTATACCTGCATCATTTGTGCCAAAAGCAGTCTTAGCTCCTGCTACAAGAAATGCATCAGTTGCTGTTGCAACTAATTTTACTTTATTTGCTTGTCCTACTTCTATTGTAGATGTAGAACCTAATAGTTTTATTCCTGCTCCTAAAGACATAGATGCTTCTGTAGAAGATATTTCTATATTTGAAGCTGATATTTCTAGAAGAGCTGTGGAGAGGCTTACATTTGTTCCGTCAAACTTAACAAAACTTCCTGTTGCATCTCCTACATAAAATCTCGGTGCACCATTGTTATATTCTAACTGTATACCCTTATTTCCAAAAGTAGAATCGTTAATTGAGATGCTTTCATTAGTTGCATCTAAAACTATGTGTGTAGACTTTGCTATTGTACTATTGGTAATACCCCATCCTGCTATAGTTCCTCCTGAAAATAAAACTGCTGAACCGGTTATATCTCCATTACCTTTTACGTTAAATTTAGATGCTGATATGAAGTATCCATCTGCTCCTGCAGAACCGGATATATAGAAAGAAGGTACTCCTAGTGTTGTAGGTCCGTGTATGGCATCTGATGTTAGTCCAAAGCCACCTATATTTCCTGATGTAGCTGTGATGTTACCGGATATAACTGCTCCTGAAGCGTGTAGGAATCCACTAGAGGATATTGCGAAATTAGATCCAAAATGCACAAAGTAAGGGGCTGATGCTGCAGGATCAAAGTCTATGTACCATTCATCGGAAGAAAGACTTCCGTCAATTGATCCAGGTCCTTTTGTTTTGTCGTAAAATTGCCCTTGAAGTAAATCAAGAATCATTCTACTACCTGTCACTTGACTATTAGCAATATAAACGTTTCCTATTGATCCACCATTAGCTTGAAAGTCAGCGAATGCTTCTCCTCCAATTGGTACATTTACGGTTACACCGTCTTTTCTCTGTAGTGATAAGTTATTTTCGCTAAAAGAAGCAGTAAAGAAAAACGACCTAAAATTTGCATCAACTTCTTGGTGCGTTAAAGGAGCGTTTTTTTCATCTCTAAAAGTAATTGCCATTCTATAAGTCCTTTATTATAAATACGCTCTAATTCTCTAATTAGCCAGTATACATAATAAATGCTAAGGCATAAAAGCGAGGAACGTGGTATGATGTTGTTATTGTGTGATTATGTCCTTGTCCTGATCCTTGATTGTTTGTAGTTCCGGATCTCCAGTATACCCATCTGTTGTCTCCGTCACTATCTCCACTACCTTTGTAATGTGTTCCTCCTACATAGTCTGCTCCACCTATAGTACCACCAGCTCCTTGACCTGGATTGTTGTATTCTATATAGTAAGAATCTTTATATGTATGATTATGTGAAGGTAATTGAGCAGTACTAAGTGATGTTGCATTAACAGTTCCGAAGTGATCGTGATTTGTATTACCTCCTGTTGCTACTGCACTTCCTGATATTGTTGTTGTTGGAGTTCCTGAGGTGTTATTAGAAGAGATTACGAATCTATTTCTTAAATCTGGTGTGGCAACTGAATTATATGTTTGTCCGTCGCAAAGATTCCAGCCTGTTGGAAGTGATTGTACTGCTCCTGACCACATTATAATACCTCCTTGTGGGATTGGTGCTGCATTAACTTGTTTTGTTACAGAACCGTTTGACTCTCTTACTAAGAAATTATAATTAGTGGCTGATGAGGCATTAGCAACTGAGTTTAGAGTTAACGTTCCGGATAGTACTGTTGATTGGCTAACAATTAAATTACCGTTAGACGTAATAGACCCTGTTACAACTGCATTACCCCCTACATTAAGACCGTTAGATCCAGAGATACTTCCTACTACACTAAGTTGATAACCTGCAGGTGGGTTAGATGTTCCTATTCCAACTCTACCATCTGCAGCAAAATTAGCTACAAGTTTATTATATGTTGGTTCGTTACTTGAGGTAGGAGGAGCAGACATAATTGCGAATGCTTCATTTCCTGTAGTAGATTGAATACCCATTACTACGTGTGCAGCTTGTGGACCTTCTAGAATAATACCTCTTTCATTCCCTATTAAAAGGTTATTACCTGTATTACTCTCTATCCTCGGATTACCTGAATCCCATGTAAATAGTTTAGACCTATAAGTGTCTTCATGTGTCTTTCCAAATATAACGCTCCCGCTAATTACAAAATCTCCAAGAGTAGATGAACTACCTTTATGTGTAATCTTTCCATCTCCTTTTATTCTCAATGCTTCAGACGCTCCTGTATAGAAGATTATATCTGAGTTGTTATCGTTATGCCAGTTCCTTACTGTAAGGTCTCTCGTTGTACCTCCGTAGCTTAAACTAGCAGATAGACTTCCTTGTGCAAGGTAAAGTGAACTATCATCTAAGACCATGTTACCACCTTCTATCCTAAATTTCTCTCCAGTTTCCAAAGATGAAGTTCCTATAGCAACTCCGTTTTTAGCTGAGTCATATACAAGGCCTGATGCTCCGGCAAAGTTTGTACCGTCTAAGTTATATTGAAATGTATTTACATTTCCTGCTACTTCCGAAGAACCGGTATAAGTGTTTAAAGCTACATTAATGCCTCCAGCACTTTGTAAACTACTTCCTGTATAATGTAAAGTTAATTGTTTACTATCTGAACTAACAGAAGCTGAGTAGAAATACTCATGAAAATTAATATCTAATTCTTCATAAGATAATGCGGATCCTTTATTTTTTCTTAGAGTTATTGCCATGATTACATATCTAATTTTACGACTACTGTTGTTTCATTATTGTTTGATACAGGTACGGGTTGTGCCATTTTTCCTACGGCTACTAGTTCGTTTGCATCGTTATACAGTCCCACTGTTGTGAAGTATGGATCAAAATAGCTTCCAGTAGTATTGTCAGCTCTTGAACCACTTCCGTCTTTTATTATAGAAGGATTTAAACTAAAGTTATATTCTTCTTCTTTAATAGGACAGTGGTAAGTATAAGTATAAATAGGATGAGATGATTGCCAAGTTAGGCTTCCTGAGAAATAGTTTGCATAGTATGAACCTACTGCTGGGTTTGTTATTACAACTAAGCCGTGTGAGTAAATAACGTTACCTACAACTCTGTGAGGACTAGAAGCAGAAAGGATTAAGTTCCCATTTCCATCATCAATTAAATCTGTACCGTAATCATCAAAGCCGGGTACAACAAACTCTTCTACTGTTTCGTTAATGTAGTTACCTTCATCTTCAACATATTCTCCATCATTAAGTACGTTAGTACCGCCGTATAATGTATCAATTTCTTGAGCATAACTTTCACTAGCGTAGTTTCCATTAGCATCACTTGAGGTGAATACAAAGTTAGAGCCTGATGTTTGTGTAGGGGTTGTTAGTCTAACGCTTCCTGGTTTAATATTATCGCCTACAAATTTTCTCGGTATAGATAGTACTGTGAATTTATCTTGAGCTCTTCGCTGATTAACAGTGTAGGAGCTTTGAAGGTAGTTTTCGTATGCAGACCCGGACATTTCGTTAACTATGTCTATAGGTTCTCCTTTATTAAATCCTGAGTAATATAAATGGTGAATGCTGTTGTAGACTAAACGGGTATAATGTTGATAATCTGTTCCATCTAATCTTGAATCTGCACCTGTTGGTAACCATTCTCCAGAACCAGAAATACCTATATAAGTTTCAACACCGTAGTCGCTATGTTGACTTCCACTAATAGTATAAGTCTTATGAGCTACATACGTTGTTATATATGAATCTTCTGTTTTTAGTTTTTTGTAAGCAGCCATTCATTAATAATCAAGTTTGATTCTTACTAGAGCTTCTTTAGTAAAATCCTTCAATAAAGGTTTTGATAATTTAGCTACACCTAGTAAATCATTATTATCATTGTAAAGTCCTACAGATGTAATATATGACTGAGGATTATTTACCATTGAGTTATGTCTTAGTTCTCCAGAACCTGTAATATTAGATGGGTTGTTAGAATAGTTAAATTCTCCATTTCTTACTCTTACAAAAACATAATTAGAAGATATAGTTTCTTCTGAGTTTAAGCTAAAGTTGGACAGTCTTGTTTGTAATAAACCGTTATTAGCTCCATTAGCATCTGATGATCCTGTTGTGAAGTTAAGATTCGGTAAATGGTTATCTAAGGCTTGAGCGTTTAAAAGTATAACTCCAATATCTGGTAAGAATAAACCAAATGATGCTACGTATCCGTTTGTAGCAGAGAATCCTGTTCCTCCATCATATGCTGAACCTGCTGATCCGCTAATTACTTGGTATACTCTTCCTGCATCATTGTATGATACGGTAGAGGTTTGTGCACTATTATCAGTAAGGACTACAGTCTGTGATCCATCTGCTAAAGTTAAAGAGAATGTACCTGGTAAAAGCTTTTCTTTATATCTTGCTCTATCTACAGTAATAGCGTAAAATCCTTTTGTAGAAGCTATACCTCCAAAAAGTAGTTGTTGCTCTTCATCTCCGAGTACTAAATTTCTATATTGTCCGTAGATTGTAGAGGAAGGTGATTTTCCTGCAACGTTAGTATTATAAGGTGATGATCCTACTCCGTCTGGATGACCATACGCAATAGAGAATTGTGTAGTTGCTGTAGAAACTGAAGAACCTGTCTGAAATACATTTAAGTAGTAGTCGCCGCTCGTTGCTGCTTCCTGTGTTGAAGATGTTTCAAAAGTAGTGAGCTGGTATGTATCAGTCGACCATACGGTAGATGATATTGAATCTGCACTTACTATTACGTCTTCGTTATCGAATTGTTTAAATGACATATCTTATTAGTTTACTTTAGTTATTTTAATTGGAATAGTGATTCTTGCTCCACTGTCTCTTCCTATAATAGTTATAGTGCTTGTTAAAGTATTAGAAGAAGCTCCGTATAACGTATTAATAGTAGTTCCTGAGATATTGATAGAAGTACCAATTACTGTTTTAGAAACATTAGTCCCTAAGGTTGTTGTTTGGTTTAGCCTTTCTGATTCAGATGTTTGTATTCCTACCCCTGTAAAGTTAGAAAGTAGTCTTACGTCAGCTATCATTACTGTGTATCCGCTTGATTCATAAGCTTGTGATGTACCTAAGAAATTTAAAGTCTGAGGTGTAATCGTTAAAGATGCTCCTTGTTTTAATGTTATAGATGCATACCCTGCTTCTAGAATTGGTAACTTTGCAGTACCTCTTGGAAGTGTAGTAAGTTTATACTTCATTACTTGAGTCTCATCTGGAAATGCTTCTAATAGAGGCATGTTTTCGATTGCTTCACCGTAGTAAGCTGAACCTGAAGGATGAGAGGTGTTATACAGGGTATAATCTATTTCATCATCTGCAAGTGCAAACTGTGTAATACGAAAAGACCCATCGCCTCTAGCGAGAAGTTCTCTTCCTTTTTTTGTTAAAATTGCGTCAACAGTGACGACTGAGTTATTAAGGTATCCCATTTTTACACTTTTAATTTATTATAAATATATTGTTTTAAGCTTTTTATACAGAACACGTTGTACTTAATTCGGTTACGTATCCGTTTTGACTAGTTTTTAGTATTGTTCTATTCTCCTTTACCCACACTTTCTTTGCTGTTATTGCTATTAACCTGTTCCCATCTATCTTAAATAACCTATTATCTATAAATCTAGAAACTATAGCATTTGTTGGGAAACTGTGACCGGCAGATTCATCAGCATAATCCCTAACTACGTTGATCTCTATTACCCCTAAAGTTGACTTTCTAACTGATGAGATTACTTGTAGGAGTTCTGTGTTTGTTCCATTAGTTACTCTTAAGATATCCCCCTGTGTTAACTGGTCAGCGAATTTAAAATCTCTTAGAGCAACATCTAATACTGTATCGGAAGCGCTAGATAATACATTGGATGCTACTATACTTCCTAATGTTGATATAGAAACTGTAGGTGATGTACTAGAGCCTATAAATAAAAAGTCTTCTAGCGTTCTATCACTTAGTGATTGTGAGCAAATAAATAAATCGTTATCCCCTATGTCGTAGATAGCTGCTTGAAAGGGTTGAGCTGCGATTGCTGGTTCGATACCAGAGTAATCAGATGAATCTGTTTTAGTTCCTTTATATCTAGCGTTAACTATTCCGCTTGTAGTATAATTGGAGTCCTGCACAGATGCTTTGGGTGCGTAGGGTTGTTGGTCTTCATCAAAATCTTTATGAATACTTATGTTTAAAAAGTTTACTGATTCTGGGTTGTTAAGTAGCATTGATTCTACCAGTATTGTTTGACTTATATCACTACTGGTTTGAACAGTGTTTAGTTGTTCTAATCTCATATGAATTAGACCGTTATATGATCCTGATGTAATTCTTAGATTTACCTTAGAGGTCGAAGAATTTGTAATTCCGTCTTCGTACACTTGTTCAGCTAACGGTATGGTTGTATTAACACCTGTACCAGATGCAAAATCTGCATTAGATGAGAAGCGAAGTGATAGGGTGCTTGTAACCTTTAAGCTTCCTCCATTTGAATGAAACGTTTTGTTTTCAAGTGAAATAACTGGTTTTTGTGGGAAACCTAATGCGGCGTTTGTTTCTTGTGGTCCTATTCTAAAGGTGAAGTCTTCATCATCCAGTACACTTACTGGGTCAGATGTTAGAAACCCTATAGAGGACTGTGCTGCTGGTGAGACTGCGTACCCTATTGCTGAGATCTGATCTATCTTTAAGCCTGCAGCAGTGTAGTTCATTTTACTTATAGTTGCTGTCTCTATACCTGCTACTGCATTATAGTTAGACGGTTTTACTTGTCCACCTGTTCTATCTACATCGTACTTTAAAAAAGATTTTCTTGAAGTTTCAGCATTACTAATTAAAGCATTGTAATCATTGTAAAAGAAAGTCTCGGTAAGATACGGTGCTACTGCTATAGGTGAAGCTATACTTTGAGAAACAGTATTAACTGTTGTGTCTACTACATCTAGAAAATGGTACCCATCTTTTTGTTTTATTGAGGAGATTATTAATTCTGTGTTTCCTCCTGAGCCTGTTAAAGGAAGTGTTATTGTATCGAGCTCTGTTAAAGATATAGCTATATTGTCACCATTAATATCTATATCAGATACAGTAATAGCTTTTACAACATCTTTGTTGTTTATTGTTTGATATAGGACCCTAATGGATCCGCTATCTGGTGATTGATTTGCAAAAACTCCTTGACTTGGCATATTATTTAATTATAAATAGTATTAGTAAATATCTTGTTATTCTATTATGTATATCCTTTTACGTTATGCGATAGTATTCCATTAGAAATATACGTTTTAGCATATTCAACTGAGAATTTTATTACATCCCCTTCGTGGTAGTCTTCTACTCCCTTATATGCTTTACCGCTCAATATATCTCCATCTACTAATTCACGTGCAGGAATATACTCTGATCTATTATCAACATAGAATCTATGGTTAGGTGATACCACTATCTCCTCATCTCCAAATAGAATTTTTATTCTAAGACTAGTTAATACTTTCTTTTCATTAACTCTAGCATTAGTCCATTCTAGTGTTTTCTCTTGTTGGGTTTTTATTTCATCTCCAACTCCTACATGCATAGCTTGTTTTTGAGAACCATCTCCCATTAAAATTAATGCAAAAGGTGCAACACAACCTCCACCTCCGGAACCGGAGTTTGTAGTTCCTTGCTGGTATATAGTATAATAGTCAACTGTTACATTGTTTATTTTAAGGTAAAAGGTTGATGTCCTTGAAGAGGAAGAGTAGTTTTGTTGAAAATATACTGGAACACTAGTATCGTTTCCTGTTCCGGATGATTGTTGAGGAAAAGTAAATGACTGGTTATCTGTTAGAGTCCAAGAGGAATTAGACGGTACTAGTGATTGTACTTTTAAGTACTTAGTTTGTGCGTATCTAGTGATAGTTGATGTACCACTTGCAATTGTTAAGTCCCCACTAACTACTGTTAGTGTTGCTGTATCTGTTACAGGACCACCTGCATTACCTGCTTGATCTGTTATTGTTACTGTAGCGGTTACTGTTCCGTTATTAATAGTACTAAGGTGAAATAGGTTTAAATAGAACTCTTTAGTTGGAGTATTATTTAATGAGTTATCAATAGCCTTAGTAGTGGAGTATGAGCCTCCTCCAGAAGATGTTAATGTAAGCCCAATTGTACCTTGTGTCCCGTTAGATATTCCTTCTACTCTAACGTACATATTTTTTTCACTGTAAGATGTTGCTTCTGTTCCGTATGTGCTTGAAGTATAGAATTTAACACTGTACCCGGATGGGCTAGTTACGTTTTTAAAACTTGCTGTTAATGATGAAAAACCTCCTGAATAGACTGTTGCTGGAAGACCTACGTTTCCGGCTTGGTCAACTAGCTTAATATTTAATAGTACATTTGGTCCATCAGCAATGTCTGTAGTGTCTATTGTACCTCCGTTATAGGAGTTGTATATAGTACCTGTGGTATACGCTACTTCTGTAGGATCTGCTGCTAGTGAAGCTGTTGCTTGGTATGTATCTCCTGGTGTAACACCGTACATTGTGAATGGTACAGCTGTATAGTTAGTAGCGTTAATATTAGATGTATTCCAAGTGGCTGTGTAACCGGATGGTGCAGTTGTATCAAAATCTTGGCAATTTGTTATTTGTCCTACGTATCCATCATTTCCTCCGGTAGATCCAGAAACGTTTATAGTCTTACCATTTTGCATTCTGTACCACTTATCACCGGTAGTTCCTGTGAATGTATTAGCTCCTGCTATGTCTGTAAATATAAATGTACCTATAGTAGCAGGGTAGCTGCCGGTATCATTGTGGTACAGTGTAGAGAGTGTAGGGCTTGATATAGCACAGGCTGCAGTTGCGGTTGCTTGAGGACTTGGGTCCATAAGGAATGAAGTATATGTAGCTCCTGAACCTTCGTTAATTTTTAATATATCATAATTAAGAGCTGGAACTTTAACGTGTTTAAATTTATTCTGGCTATTTAATTCCCCGTTTGTAATTTCTATTATACTCCCGCTTAGCTCTCCATTTAATTTAGGAGATTCATCCTCTACCCATCTTCTTACTGAACCTGAAAGTGTAGGGATGTCCTGTTTATGTATTGTTGTCTTTTGTCCAGTTATAATAGAAGACAGGGGTTTAGTGTAGTTAGAAAATCTAGTTAATAAATCTGTTTCTGCTTCTAATGTAAATCCTGCAATAAGTACGTCGTTTGCTAAAGGAGTAAAGGAGGCAGATACATTACCATTGTTACCTCTTGCAACCCAACTGTTTTGACCGTGAGGACTGTAATCTACAGGTACAATGTGAGGGTGTTGGCTAGCAAGGTTAAGAGCGTTAAATCTAACATTTTGGGATTCACTAGTAAACATTAAATAGAAGTCTACATCTGTACTGACTGCTCCTTCATAAGGAGTAAATACGTTGTTGTATTTATCTTCGAATGTATATAAATTTCCATCTGGGTGGTAAAATTCAGTACCTGTTATTTGGATTTCTCCTGGGTTTGGGTTAGTTGGGGAAATGAAGTCTGGTTTGTATACAATATTACTTCTTCCTCCAACATGAGAAGGCCAATGCGCTTCTATATTTTTCTGTGTAGCTGCCTTGTTTCTTACAGTATCATATACTCCTCCGTCTGACCCGGTTACAAAAGCAGTATCGATTGATCCATTATATTCTGGTCTGGTACCGCTTAATTTAGGAGACTTAATCTTGGATCTATCTAAAAGGTTAGGTTTTATTATTATACCTGTATCAAGAGTTCCTTTTGCTGGAATGAAATCTTTAATCATTTTAAAGATAACATTATCATAAAATTTAAGTATCCTTACGAAGTCATTTAGTTGGAATCTTTCCACGTTAGTACTAAGTAAGTTAGAAGCAAATTTATCTAAGTTACCATAAGAACTATTATAAAGATCCTGCGGTTCTCCTATATAATCATCAATAGAGAATGTACTGTCTACTTGTGCTATTATATAAGCGTTGACACTGTCAGATGGAGAGAATCCCACTTCTATCCTGTGTGTATCAGATGTTCTTTCTGTTTCTGTTTTCTGTATAGATTTAAATTTAGATAAAACGTTACCAACTGAGCCACTAGCTCTAGTTTCCACTCTTACTTTATCAGCAGAATCTTTTTTATCTTGTTCATAGCCGAAAAACTTAGATGATTCTATATCACTACCTCCGTACTGTTTAATAGATAAGAAGTCAGCAGGGATACCGAAGCAATTAATAAGTGCTCTAAGCCCTCTTTGAGTCCCCTTAGTTTTTAAAAGAAATGGTAGATTGTGGTAAATTCTTTTGTACAAATCACCTTCGTACTCTTTTCTTGAAGCAGGCTGTAGATCTGTAGATATACCAGGAACTGTTGTGAATGTATTTACTACCTCTTCACTGCTACCACTATCGTAACTATCTGCTATAAGGTACTTAAATAAATCATCTGAGCCTTCTGTAGAGTTGTATAATTTAGTACCAAAACTAGCTAATACCTCTCTAACAAGGTCTTTTGATATACCTACGTCTGCTCTGTTGTCGTTATCGTATTTGTCTGTTATTGCTCTTGTATAGATCCATAGATTATCAAAATGTTGACCAATCATATCTACAAAGAGTATTGCATTACTATTGTTAGTATCTTCTGCTATATAGGAAGGTAGGGTGGCAGAAAGTACATCATAGTTAGATGTATCGTAGTTAGAGGCACTATTTAGTTGAGATGTATACCAGTCACTACTTATTGATGAAGTAGAGTGCAGGTTTACAAAAGGTTTTGATGTTGTTGATTTAGGCCAAGAGTAAGAGCTGCTTGTGAAGTATAGTTCCTTTTCGTAGTGATCAAAATTATTTACTATACCTTTAATAAGGTTATCGAACTTTACTAAACTACCTGAGCTATTAGCAGAGTTGGTTATCTGTGTTTTACTTGCGTCGTAGTTCTCTAGGAGTTGAAGTTTATATTTAAAGTTTTTTAATCTTTCTTGAGCTGATGAGAAGTGTATAAAGTTTTCATAGTCAGAGTAATCTATGTTTATAGCTACACTGCTTTCTTTTATATATGAGTATATCTCCCTATTACTATTAGCTGTGCTAAAGCTAAATAATTCATCGTAATTAAAGTACTCTGTTGGCACAGGGTTATTATCTTCAAGTTCAATGTTAAAGTTTGCTCCTTTAAGTCTTGGACCAGTTTCTATTTCATCTTGTACTTCTACCTGTACTTCTACAACTATAGAATCACTTACTTTTTCTACAAGCTGTACTTCTTGTTTTAAGTTATACTGCTTTGGAAGTGGTTCATAAAGTTTTATTGCAATTGTAAACTTATCGTCTAACTCGTAAACATCAATATTAGTTACTATATATAGATCATTCTCTCCAAGATTTAACCAGAACTCTTCAAAATAAGCTTTACTTTTTAAAGCACCCTTTAACGTCTCTGTTTTGTTAATTAATGTATTAACATCTAATGAGTCTGTATAAAGAAGTAATTCTTTTCTATCCTGTGAGATAGTGTTAATAAAAAGCTGTTGCTTAGTATTAGTATTTGTATATAAATCGTTTAAAAAGTGATAGACTATCTTATGGTCTACACCTGTAAACCCATTGTCTATTGAAAGCTTTTCTGGTTGTAAATCTAAGTTAGTAATACGTCCTTCTGCATCAATCTCTACATTTGTAGATAAATCTTGATCGTAGACAGAAAATACCTTTTGGTTATTTAATGTGTAAAAGTGGCTCTCTATATAGTTGGTATCTGGGTTAAACGCTTTATTAACTTGATAATTCTCTATAAGGTTAAGGTCCCCAGAAGAGTAATTTTCATTCTCTGGGATAGAATCATATTCTCTATCTAGTAATGTATATGTAATTTTAGCCATATTTTCTTAACTCTATTTTATTGTAATCTATGTTACGATATTATAACCTGCTTTAGGGTCTTTTTCACTATCTCTATACTCTATAAGTCTCATACGGACATTTCCTCTAAAGTTACCTAGACTCTCTACTGCTCCTATTATCTCGTCAGCTTTATACCCTGCTGTCTCTAAGTTATTAGTAATGTAAGCCATTGTTAATCGTCTTGCATCATCTAAATTATCAAATAACATTCTAAATCTATACTTACCCTGGTAGCTTCTATCTCCTGTATCTTCTACTAACCAGGAGTATTTCTGTACTCCATTTAGAAAACCGTGATATCCGTAGTTCCAACTGTTATTCCTCCTTGTAAAGGCATTATTGTAGTACTTCTTTTCGCTTAGTAATCGTTTAGCATGGTAGTACTCTGTATTTTTCTTATTAAATAAGGCAACCACTTCTTTTATATATTTACCGCTTGTACTGTTATCGGCTGTTGATTGTGCTTCTGATGCTTGTTCTGATGCTGCTTGTGCAGCAGTGGCGGCAGCTTCTGCAGCGGCAGTTGCGGCTGATTGTGCTTGAGTAGTTGCTTGGTTGGCTAAAGTGTTTGCTGTTTCTAGTGATGCTATAGCTTGATTAGCAGTGTCAAGTTGGGTGCGTAGCAATGCCATTTGTTCTCCATCGCTAAAGTTGATTTCTCCTCCATTAGCCAATTGCATTTCTAACTCTAATATACGTCTATTGCCTTCTAAGTTTTGAGTACGTAAAGAAGCAATTTCATCTAAAAGTGGCTGTATGCTTTCTAGTTGAACATCTATTTTATATAGCTCTGAACTTCTTTCTACTAGATACTGATGTGTTTGTTCTTCTCCTTCGATTGGTATTAACGCATACAGCTTATCATAAAGTCTAAATAACTCTTGAACAGTATCCGGATCTGTAACAGGTTCTGGTTCTGTAAAGAACCTAAACTTGCTATCAATGACCCCATCAAATTCCTTTCGGTTAAATACAGTCTTTTTTATTTCTACTTTTCTAGCCATTTCTTACTACCTTGAATATTTGATCATTATCAATTACAGTTGTTGTTCCGTCTATTTCTGTCTTAACTAAGAGTTTATAGTACCTTTCTGGCTGAAGTCCATCCATATATATGTCAAAATAGTTAGAGGTATTATCAGCACTTATTTTTGTATATGTAGTATCAAAATCGAATACCATTTCTTCTGTATTCTCATCCCTTAATCCCCAATATGATGCAGTAGGGAGTGTGTAGTTGGAGGTATAAGCAGAAGAGGTTGTGTACGTACGGGTCGGGTATTTCGGTCTAGCATGTATTCTAAAACGTTGTTTACCTTCATCTGTATATTTACCTTTATTATTCCGTATAGTTACTACTGCTTCGGTGTCTGTTATTTCAGTTAAAGAAGATGTATGTGCGTAATCATCCCATTTTATCTCTAAGTACGGAGGGTAAATAGTATTTGTATCTTCTCCGTAGTACTTTAATCTTACTGATGACGATACATTATATTCTAAGCTGTTAGGCATTTTAACTATAAAGCCGTAGTTAGGAATATAATCATTTGTTTGGTATTGAATTGCGTTAGTAAGATCTACATCTAAATCGTGGTCTGAGTTCTTAGTGAAAGCAGCACTTCCTGAAAGAATTACTGGAGCTGAACCAGTTGTAAAGTAGTAGTACCCTCCTCCTCTAAGACTGTCTTTATATGAACCTGTAGTAAATAAATGATTTTCAGTTAATGTAAAGCCGTTACCGGTACTTGATGTTAAATTCTCACTCCCTGTTGTCCAACGAGTTGTAGTACCTGCTACTTTATAGTTCCAGCTACATCCTGATTTATTTATAGGCATATCTCCGAATTGACCTGTGCCTTCATCCCAAGCTTCTGCTAAAGGGTGGACGTTGAGCGAATACTCAATCGGTAATTCAGCTGCATAATTTAATGATAAATGTAAGCTAGCAGAGTAGCCTGTTGTTGACGGAAGTGTTATCCCTACTTTGTTAGTTAATACTGATTTAACTTCTGCTAAATCAAATTGAATTAAAGACCTAACTGTTTGCCCTCCGGCAGATGTTGGATAACCTCCTACTTCAAGAAGTGCGTCTCTACCTGTGTTAGCTAATGGACCTTCTGTGTAAATAAAAGCGTCTTTTTCAGGAAATATTCTATATAGTGCCATATTATAATGTTGTTACTCTTCCCTGAATGTCGTTATTCGGGTATTTTACTTCAAATATCATTGGATCTAACGATGGATAAACTACATTATTCATTGTTGCTCCTTTTATATCGTAATCGTAAACAGAATAGTTACCGTTTACTTTACTTTCAATTCGTACGTCCTGTACTGTCTGTACTCCTTTAATTCTATCTAAGAGAGTGTACACTGTGGAAAGATTAATAGGTTGGTTTATAGCCCATTTATCTACGTTAAAGTGATCCTGTATTGCTTGTGTACATTTAAGTATTACTTCTCTTGAATTAAAACTAGGTAATGTAATTATATCGAACTTAACTCCTATGTTGATAATAAATGCATCTTTAATAGTACATCCATCAGTAAGTGATTTAAACTCTGCTATATATTTTTTTAGGTTTGTCTTTAATTCAGGCGTTGCTTGTACTAGGTTTTTATTATTATCGTAAGCTAAAACGTATAAACATACTCCTAATGGGTTATATGTATTGTCATTAGCTGTTGGTACTTCAATATCTGTTGCTACAGATGTTTTTGCGATTGCTCCGAACTTAGAGGGCATTGTCATCGCTCTAAAAGCGTAATCTTGTTTAGTTACTATCCTACCTTGTTCATTAAATGAACGAAGAGAGTTTTGTCTAATCTCATCGATAGTATCTCTATCTTTTCCTCCTGCTGCTGGTTCTGGGTTCGTAATAGATAGTGTGTTCTGATATGTAGTATCTGTTGCAGTTAAAGATGATGCAGTAAACCCTGTGATTGTGTTTGCTCCTATATTAGAATTAATACCGCCACCTTTAATATACCTTACTGTTAATGTGGTATTAGAAGGTGAGTTTCCGTAAGCGCTTGAGAACATAAAGTTAGAAGGGTCAAAAGCATGATCTGCTCTCCTTATACCTTGGTTAGTTCCTGAACCAACATTAGTAGGGTTAGGTAAAAATGCTGTATCACTGCTAGTGGACATTCCTGAACCAAATTGAATCTGCAGCTTACCTGTTGAAGTAAATCTAGTTACAAATCTATTAGGTGTTCTTACTGCTGTTAATAGGTATGGAACTTTGTTTGAATTTGTGCCTGTGTTAATCGCTTCTGTAAATACTGTGTCTTGTCCTAAATATGGAACTTCTGTCCATTTATTACCGTCTCCGTCTGTTATATCTAATATACCTATTATGCTTTGATCATCTACGCTTAAGGTTAAGAATTTAGATGCTGAGCCAATACTAAAAGATTTAGTTATTATTTCTCCTGAGCTAGCTTGTGCTATTTTTCTTAACTCATACTCTGTTGGATTACCGCTTGAATCTACACTATATATTGTTGTTAATGTATCATCGTAAGAACTTGAAAAGTTAAAATCTACACTAGAATTTAATACAAAATTCTCCGTACCTGCCGTTATAACTGTATTAGCGCCAATCGTTAATGCTTGGTTAAAGTTAGGGAGGTAGGATGTACCTGCTGTTGTTGCTGCTACTCTCTGTGTAAGTTCTATGTTTACTGTTGATGCTGATGTCAGTTTAGGTTTATATCCCATCATGTATGCCATAGAGTATAAGTTACTCGGGTCTTTAGCATACTGTAGGAATGTTTCCTGTAGTTGACTATCCTGGTAAAAGGAAAGTATATCTCCAACATAAGCAGACATTTCCATAAACATCATTCCTGGTGATGTAGGTGAAAAGTCGTTGTAGGCATCAGGGAAGTAGTTTTTAGCTAGTTCCACTAATTGACCTCTTAGGCTAGAAAAGTTTTTGTCTGTATATTTAATGTTAATATCTTGAGCCATTATTGTTCAAAATTAATTGTTATCTCATCTTCTACTTGAGTGTCTGTTAGTTTAAAGTTCAATGTAAAACTTATCATGTTAGAATCTGGTGCACCTTTCAAGTCTAGCTTTATTATTTCTAATCTTGGAAAGTACTGCTGTAAAGCATCTCTAACTAAAAACTCCAAGTCCGTTAAAGTGTCTCTATTGATATTACTAAATAGTAGGTTCCTAATACCTGATCCAAATGTTGGATTAAAGTACCTTTCTCCTTTACCTGTTAATATATAGTTAATAAGGTTAGCTTTTATAGCTTCTTTAGTTTCATAAGTAGAATTAAAGACTGCCTTATTAGAAAATGGCAAAGATACACCTACTGCTTTTCTAGGCTGTAAGTCTAATACATTTATTTTCTTTGCTTCAAATGCCATATATTATTTATTTAATTGACGGTTTCTTTGCTTCTGCAGCAGATAAAACCTGTCCTGCTTTTTTTACAAAATCTAGTTGTGATATATCAATACCGGGCATTCTGCCTGATGCAGCTCCCATTTGGTTAGCCATAGTAGATGCCATATTAGTTTTTAATGGAATACCTCCTTGTGCGTTCGCTGTGGTTCCTGTGAATACATTCTTATATTCTTCGTTTGTCATATTAGCTTTAGTCATTGCTAACATTTCATCTAAAGATGATTTTCCCATTTGCGGGTTCATCCTAGTTGGAGTTGCTGGTGTAGCAACTACTTGTTTGTGTTCGCTAGCTACCTTTATACCAGGCGAGCTAGCAGCTCTAACTGCTTCGTTCATTACGTCTTGTAACTCTTCCTTGACAGCTGATCTGACTTCTTCACGTATAATTTTGCGTAGTTGGTCTAGTTTCATATTAATAAATAGTTAAGTTATGGAAGTTGATTGTTAATTCTAAATTTTATTTCGTCTATTAGTACTCTTGTAGATGAACTAAATGATGATTGACCTCTTAATAGGACTGTACCATTAGCGTTCTGTACTTGAGCATACCTCAGTTTTGCATATTGAGGTGAGTTTTTATCTTCTTGAATAGTTATAGTATATTCCTTATAGTAGAACTTTCCTGAACCGTCTGTGGAATTAATACTTATTCCGGAATTAGAAGGTAGGTTTTGTATTGATTCCATTATTTCTAATTTCTGGTTAGTAGGTAGTTTATCTACACATTCAAATAAATTTATATCTATACTCTTTAATTTCTGTTTTATAGGTTCTAATCCGTCAAAACTTATGTCGGTTAAATCCATTATTGCTTTTTGATCTTTAGATAATAAATCAACTATCTGACAAGCAATATTTAGAAGTTGTGAGAACCTATTCATAGCACCTGTAGATAAAGAGAAAATTACACCTCCAGCAGGGCCGGGTGGTATACCTATAGTTGATGGTAGTGGAAGTTGCTCTAATATAAGAACAGTTGCTTTAGCTGCCATAATAGGAGGATTTAATATCTCTCCAAATTTCTTTACAGGTTCTATTTTCTTCTCTAACCCGTTAATCATATTTACTAATGTATCTCGTATTTTAAGGATTCTTTTTATCTCATCTACTGGTGGGCATACTTGTCCTAGTAGTTGTTCTATAATTTTATTAATCTCTTCATAAACTTTAGCTATAACAAAAGCTTCTAGTTTAGCTAAATATTGAGCTATAAAGAGTGCGAGGTTCGATGGAGGTATACTACAGGGCATTATTCTACGAAGGTTTTTTTAGATTTTAAAGTACTGCCGCCGCTAGGGTTAAGCTGGTTCTTTAATTGCTTCAGTACTAATTGTGCTGATGCTCCTCTAAGATTAATGGTTGGTATTGGATCTCCTTTAACTGTTTTTGCTTTTCCTAAAGCTTTTGATATCGAAATTAATTGGTCAAGCATATCTCCTAAGAAAGCTTCCATTCTATGTCCCAGTACTACAGGTTGTTTGTTAGCTCCTTTGTTTATTCTTGCTTTAGAGCCTAAGTATATCTTATCAGCATCTACACATAAATAATCTTTTCCGTCGATATTAACTGTGTTTGAGTTAAGACCTATAGAAGTCTTACTTGATAACAATATGTCGCTCTCTCTAGCATTTAATGTAAGCCTATCACTATTCAATAACAATTGTGATCCTTTATAAGAGCTAGGTAAATCAGGTGATGTCTCATAGCTATCTCTCTTTTCATTAGCAAGAGTAAGAGGTATAATGTTATCACTTGTCATATATATAGAAGAAGGGTCTTGATTAATATCTTCAACTATATGTAAGAACCCATCTTCGGTTTCTTTCTGTCCATTGCTTATAATAATTAACGGCTTATTTACATTAGATTCATCTGTAAAAGTTGATTTAGTAGATAACCCACCTGCAAACCTTATAGATTGACCTAACCTACCTTCCATTAATACGTCTCCAGGAAATGGTTGCAAAGGTGATATCTTACTATCTAATTCAATACCGGTACCTATATTAACTTCTTCTGGTTTATCTTCTGTTCTTACTGGGATAGCATTGTGATGAGGGTGGTTCCAAATAGAGTAAGAAGTCGTATAATATACCCTACCTGTACCTGATCCTTCATCTACTAATGGATCTGGGCCTTCTGTTAGGAGTATTATTTCATTCTTTAAAGGCAGAAGCCTGTGTGAGGTAGTAAGAGGAAATGCTTGACCTGTATATTCTGATTCTCCTTCTTCGGTGGTATCAATATCTTCTTGAGATATAAATCGATAATAAACCATCCCAATACTATTAGGACCGCCGTAGGTATCGTAATCAGGATGCTCATCGTCCATAATAATATCGATAACTCTAGCGGGTGCTAAAGAAGTATCTCCAGAAGGTTTACTACTGCCTGCTGGTTGTGCTTTTGTTCTAAAGTTATAGTCTATAAAACTCACTACTCGTCTTCTGTTTTCTTTTTAGTATCCTCTACCTCTACTTTTACTTCTTCACTTTCAGCTAATAAATCCTGAAGTGAATCAAAATCAAAGATGTCTCCACCCTCTCCTTTGGCTGCTGCAGATTCTATTCTCTGTATAATTGTAGCTAATTTGATTAAAGCGTCGTCATTTTTAACTCCTATCTCCATATACTCTTTAATCATAGGTACAATAAGAGTGGCATCTCCAATGCTTTCTATAAGGGGTTTAAGTTCACCAATAAGTGCTTTAACTTGACCTTTAGTTTCTTTAGAGTTATCGTATATCTCTCCAAATAAGTCTGAAAGGGATTTACCTTTAAATATTTCTTTACTACTATCCATAATAGTTCCTTTACATATAAATAGTTTTAAACTAACTTTGTTTTAATAAGTCCCACATTATTATATTTTTCATATAATTCATAGAATTCAACTTTGAGTTTATTAACTACTTTAGTAAGGTGGGGTGTTTCACAATCAGTCATTTCTCTGATGTATATATAGAGTGCTTTCTTTTTAAATATATCTAGGTCTTGTCTAGTTTTAAAGATGGTAAGTATTGCATCTGCTATCTTCCTTTCGTTTTCTTTTGGAAATAGTTCCTCTAATACTTCATATGTATTCTTTACATATATATCAAGGAAAGTTCCAAGTGTAATGGAACCATCTTCGTTAGGTAAAATAGAGGGGTTATACCCTTCTTGCATCTCATCAAAGGTACCAACCTTCTTTAAGTTTTTATAATTCTTATTATTGTAATTAATCAACCAGCGTTTCACTATGGTACCAAAGTAGGAGTATGCTTTTGCTCCGTGATCAGGATCAAACTTCATAATCTTCTCTTCAAGTAGCATAGATACTATTTCATGCTTTAAATCTTCTATCTTATCTACGTCTGTATAGTAAAACTTAAAGGTATGTATAATGTTCTCTGCTAGCTTATAGAATGGTAAGTAAATATGACCGGTAAAGATCTCATTTCGATATTCATTATCAGTTGATACATTATACTTTTTTATATAGTCTTCTGTTTCGGATGTAAAGTAATTAGCTTTTGCTTTCTTTCTTGCCATAATTTTCTGGGAGCATGTATTTGTTTAGCTCTTTTTGTACGTTCTGCATTGCAGTAAAGAAAGTTCCGACTTCGTCATCCGATTTAAATGTACCTTTTTCATCGAGTTCTTGCAAATGTTTGTTTGAATCTCCAATGATGTCCGATATTCGCTGTAGATATTGTGTTTGATCTACTGTGATGTCTTCGTATTTCTCTACCTGTATTAATAGGTTTCTAATAATATACGAAAGTATTCCGGAAATAGCAACTAAAATAGTAACTATTATATAAAAGTATGTTGGGTTAATGTCCATATTATATGTTTTTAAGTAAATTAGTTAATCCTTCTGATGATTTTACTGGTCTTCCTGTAGAGGATTTAACGTTCTGAGGTTTAGAGCTAGTATTATTCTGAGTTTTCTTCCATAAATCATATTCTACCTTAGAAGCTAAGAAGTCTCCTGTGTGTAAAACTGAAACCATATTAGTTTTCTGTCTAGAACTCTCTTGATGACTGAAGAAGTATGCTTCATTAGCCTTATCAAACACTCCATCATGTATTCTAATAGCTATAAACTCCTGCTGGTCACATTGAATACCAAATTTCTGAAGTATATATAGAGATCTGTCTTGAATTAACATAAAATCAATATCAGGATTATTTTTATACTTTTCAGATAACTTATCTTGTCTCCATTTATCTGTTTGAGGTAAGTAATTAGGCTGTACACCATCTCCTAGTTTACCTAAGTCATGAAATAAAGCAGCGAATACTAATTGTTCTTCCGAGTAATCGGTTGTTCCACCCATTTCCTTATATAAGTTATGCTGTTTTATAGAGTATTGTACAACTCTATTAACATGATCAACGTATCCACCGGCAAAAGCATTGTGAAACCAAGCTTTACCACTTGCAGGAGCCATTATATAGATTTCGGATAGGGTTTCTAACATCTTTAGTACTTTATCTTTTCTATCACCGGTAATATAGTGATTGATAATTTTTAAATGTTTATCCCAATTTTTTTGTATTTGTTCTGCATTTAACATAGGTAACCTTTTTATTAATTATTATTATTGATTAAATATTATTTATTTAATTATTATTATTTTATTATTTAATTATATTTTTTATTATTATATCTTTCTAAAGATTTATATAACATATAGAAGGTATTGAATTCTGGGCAGACTAGCAACTATTTTAGTGAAAAAGATGAAACTTTTCTGAATTTCTCCATTTAGACTGGTTTTTATAGTGAGTATAGTACACTTTTACGTCGGATTGGGCTCTATATTTGGTAAAAAATACTATTTTATCACTTTTAAACTTAGAATCAACGTAAAACCATTTACCATTCCTGTTGCTAGCTTCGGCTTTATATTTAACTATGTAAACAACCAAGTCCGCATCACCTCTATACTTAGTTATATAGACTTTAACATCAGCCTCCGATTGATACTCAGTAACGAATATAGTTTGTGCATAAGCATAGGAGGGGAAGAAAAAGGAGAGGGTAAGGAAAATACCGAAGGCCGCCGCGCGAAACGCGCGAAGTTGCCGCGAAGATTTTATACCTAACATAATTCAAATTGTTTAGATACCCATCCGTACTTTTCTATATGATCTACATAGAAGGTATCATCCCCATACATGAAGTGTGCATCGGCTTGATCTAACCACCTAAGAGCGGTCTTCTCATCA